TATTATAGGTAGCTTTCAAACCTATAACCTCGTTGGTCTGAACCTCATCGTAATACAAAGGTTTACCTGTTTCATCACAAGCTCCTTCGCGTATTACCTTATATACCTTTTCAACCTGCACAGTTTCGGATTTCCGATTTTCAATCATACAGTCAATAACCTCATTAAAGGCTGTTCCCTTGTCTGCCGCTTCACTATCAAACGGTTTGCGGTTAATACGGTCTATCAGTTCTTGAAACTGCTTCTGCCGAAACTCGTCTTCCGTACATGGTGGATTCTCACTCCACCCATAATAACGCTCATATATGACATCGCTATTAAGGTAATTGAAGTAAGAATCCAATAATGTTGCATATATACGATAATTAGGCTGCATCTGAGTAGATTTTAGTTTCCTTATTGAATATCAGTCCCAAAGCCTTTACCTTTGCAGCAAACAAACTTCTCGCCATCACCAAAGAACTACCAACGTGTTCAAACTCATTAATATGAGAGGCGAACTCATTAGCGGACTTGGCATCAGTTATAAATTCGATACTTTCTTTGATTTCCTCTATCACCTTATCATACTTTTCCTGTGCCTCTTTCTTGGCTGCAAGCATACCCAAATACGAATTGATTATCTTGGCAGTGATAAAGTCGTTCTTTGCGGTTGGATTACCATTCTTGTCAAGGATGGTAGGAACCTCCATTACTGAAGGAAGATTGCAAGTATTCTTACCGTCATTTCTTGAAGTTGGGTCAAAAGTGATGGTACGTCTTTGGACGCCTCTTTCGCTTTTCATTTCAAGATAACCGAGCAAATCCAGTTCGGTAACGATAGAGTTGTAGGATTTTTCACGCAAGGCAGGGATAAACACCGTATCATCACCTTCTTTTCTTGTGTCGCGATGGGCAACGAAAATGATGTGCTTGTTAAGCCCCGAAAGTGTTCGTGTCATCCATGAAAATTCGGCATTGATACCGCTCCAATCCTTGATAGACGGTTGGCGGCTACCACATTTATAAGTAATGATGAAATCCATCATCTTACCGATTGTATCAACTACAATGGTCTGATAAGCAGACAAATCCTCCTGCAAGACCTGTTGAACATCACTCCATGAAGTGACCTGTACAGTATCTATGTTTTCCAAATGCGCCATATTCATACGCTTAACACCATTATCGAAATCCAATAATAACGGTTTCGGTGCGCTCAATGCCACTGTTGATTTTCCCATACCAGCCTGTCCGTAAATCATCATCTTTACAGTGGTAGGGATTACTAATTCATTTGATTTTTTTATAAGACTCATAATCGTAAATATTTAAAAGGTTAATCCAATTGTATCTCTCGCCATTATTCCGCTGACATTCGCCAGCGACAAGGCTTGTTTGATTTCTGTTTTTGAATAATAAAGGGGGGAATTTCGGCTTTCTCCTTTTCTGATAGGCTTTATCAGTTCTTTATTCACAAGTACATTGAACCGCTTCCAGTCTATTCGCATCATCCTTAGCCATTTCTTTACATCCCTCAATCGGATAAGGTCTTGTGCTGGCTCATATGCCTTGACCGCCTCCATATAACCAACCTGATAACTGTCTATCATAATGGATTGGATTTCTTCTATATTCATTCCGCCCTCCTTATTATTTCAATCCGTTCTACTCTTAATTCTCTTCCTCTTCTCATTTCGCTCTGTTCGTGATAAAGCGATAGAGAAAATATACATAGCAAACTATAAGCTACAGACATACGAACTGTTGGTGAAAAATCCATTGTAAGTTTCACACCGGCTATCCGTTCGTAAAGCATGGTAGCAAGCTCTCTCCCATTCCGTACATGCAATATATCAAAAGCCTTTTGCAACTGGTTGTTAATTGTGCTAACCGCCCGACATTTGATATTGGCAATTTCCTTTTTCTCATACCCCTGCGCATACATCCGTGCTGTAACCTCGCATTCAGGGGTGAGTTCTGTAAATACCCGTTCCATAATCGTGTGAGCTAATGATTATTTCAGTCGTATAAGCGAAGAAAAACCTGGGCAGTCTGTTTTTGATACCCTATACATAATGTCAAGTTTTCCTTTCAACTTCTTCGTGAGCCGTGCTTCTTTGTTTCTTCGGGCAGCTTCCATTTTTATCCCAGTGTGCCGAGAGTCTTCAAAGGGGATTCGATATATATCCCCAACCTTTATACTATCAAATAACTTAGTTGTCTGATAGTTCTCATCTACTTTAATTTCCTTTATCATACGCTTTAATTTTGAAAAAAAATAGTGGTGATAGCAGGATTTGAACCTGCATAAATTGCTAAGTTTATTGCCGAGCAACGCGTTTCCTATTCCGCCATATCACCGGAAAAAGGTGCGCTATCTTCACAGACGGTACACCCAGTACAAACACAAAATAAAACACGACAAAACAATTTTAACCACCCGTACAAGGGTAAAGGGGTAGCTTGTACTCAGCATCCCTCACGGCTTTTAGTACGGTATAGCACTGACCTTTTCTGTGGTTGTTGCGCCCCCGATACCTTCTACGGATTCTACCACGTATCGAGACGTGAAGGGCTTATATTTAGACCTTTCAGCGATACGGACACCTGCCCCGCATACTTGACACCGTAAAGATGATTTTCGGTGCTGAAAGTAAAGTTCATTTCAAATCAATATAGCCTACTACCAGTCACCGCATCCCTGCTATGGCAGCTTCTATATTTCGTTATCTTGGTTAATCTTGTACGGCTTATGAATTACACCGCAAAGGTTTTCACATACTTGTCAAAGAACTAATCAATAGTGCCCTACCCGATTCTCGCTATCAGTTGCCGTTCAATCCGTCAATAGGGCTGTCGTGCGTGATATAATCGTGTGATTAATCATCATAAAAGAACTTCTCGCCCGGCTTTCTGAAAAGCCAGTAGCTTGCATACAAGCAGCCTAATACTATCAATGCCTCTATCATACTGCCATTCTATCAAGTTGAAACTCTATATAATCAATCTCTTCTTGAATAACCTCTAAGGCTTCTTCTTTCGTATCGGTGTTGCAGAAAACGCATGCCTCCGCATCAGACATTTTATCCACCTCTTCAAGTTCTTCACAAGCCTTATCTAAAGCCTTTTCAAAGGCATAAGCTTCTATACTATCACATACTCTATAGTTTCTCATATCAGGCAATTTTTAAAAGGTTGGCTTTCTTGTAGCATCTGAACTCTTGGCGTTCTGTGTCGAAATAGGTCTGGACTGTATCGTTCTTCTTTCTGTTGTCAGTACCAGTGATGGTAGGCATCAGCTTTTCATTTAGTGTACCGTAGGCTTCTCTTACAGAACCGTCCACCTTTTGAAAGTAGAATTTCACAATCTTGCTTTTCATCTGCAATTTCAATTTCATGTTAGCCCAAGCGCACTTTAATGCTTCTGACATCGTAAAACCGTTCTTGCGAACGAACTGCCATGCAAGACTCATAACTTCGTGTAAAAAATTCTTCGTGCTCATAATCGTGTGATTTAATATGTTTATACTATTGCACCTTATTTGTAAGTTGCGTATCTTTGTATCGTTATCGTGATGCAAATATACTATCTTTTTAGATACCAACAAGCATAATGGTATCTTTTTAGATAACAAGCAACATTATTTAACTATTAGGGTCGTTTATACCTTATTATAGTATAGAGCTATGGATTTAAAAGACTTTGTAAGCGAGACGCTCAAAGAAATAATCGAGGGAGTGAAGGACGCCCAAGACTTTGCAATAGAAAACGGCGCAGTGATTAACCCTACCAGTTTTGGGGTCGTTTCGCCAAAAGCCATAATGAGCAAAGATAATGACGAGGTAACATCCGTACAGCGTATTGATTTCTCTTTGTCATTGCAGCAGTCCTATGCAGCCGATGGAAAGGTAAGTATAGGGGTAATGGACATAGGGAAGATAGAAGGAGAATATAGAAATATCAAGGAAAATCGAGTGAATTTCAGTGTTTTGGTCGTACTCCCTGATGGAGATAACCGTTAGGAAGGGCATTACGATAGAATCTGCCGGTTCTGATGTATTCAAATAGTTCTTCCGTGATGCGTATTACGGTTTCGGATTCCGTGCTACTTCCGACAAGGTTGCTATTCAGAACAATGGAAAGCATTTTCTTTCTCTTTCTTTGGGCCATGCGATTCTTTAAAACAGATAACAAGTTCACAGCAAAAAGCGAAAGCGACCAACTCCAAAGTTGCGGTTTGAAGTTTAGTCGCCTATATAGTCCCTTACGGGAACAGTTAAACAATTTAATCAAAATCATCCGCAACTTGATTTTAATGCGAAGATAGTATCTTTTTAGATATTACCAAATAAAAGCAGTATAGTTTATGGGAAATTCTGTAAAAGAGAGATTTTATGAGGTCATGGAAATTCTAAATTTGACCGATTATAGAGTTTATACGGACATAGAAGGAATTACCAAAAATATGATGGTGAAATTAAGAAATGGAGAAACAAGTGAGGTATCCACAAAAATACTTATGCCATTTCTTAACACATACAAGAATGTAAATGCTAATTACATCCTTACAGGAAGAGGAAATGCTATTATTGAAGATGAAGATACAGATGGAGTTAGCCCTAATATGCCTACAACTCCAACTATCACATCTATTCCAACCACTAACAAAGATATTAAAATCCTCGATATACGTGTATGTGCAGGGCAAGGGATAGGGTTTGATGGCGATGAAAATGAAATAATAGGATACGTCAACATACCCGAATTTGCCGGATGTTATGGGATAACAGTATATGGTGATTCTATGTACGATATGTATATGTCGGGAGACACTATATTTGTTCGTGAAATAAAAGACAAGCACAATATAGACAACGGTCAGCCGTATGTGATTATAACTAAAGAGGATAGGCTTCTTAAAATGATTCATATTGATTACGAACGGAAAAGAACAATATTATCCTCCTATAATAATGCGACCAATCCTGATGGGAAAAGAAAATATCCCGATATGGAAATTGATATAGACAGCGATATTCTTTACCTATATAAAGTTGTTGGGAAGTTAGCAAGAACGCAAATGTAATTCATTGATAATGCTATGAAAATTCAACCAAGATACATGACATAAATAAAATATATACTCATGGCACTATATTTTAGAAAAAGAATTAAGATACTTCCCGGGCTTCACATGAACATTAGCAAATCCGGTACAAGCTGGTCAGTTGGTCCGCGTGGAGCAAAAGTAAACTTTGGAAAGCGTGGTACTTATATAACGACAGGAATACCGGGAACCGGGATTTACTCAAGAACAAAAGTAAGCAGTAATGGCATATCTAATAATAGAATGCAATCAGATGACACTGATTCGAGATATGAGATTAAAAATTATACAGGATGTCTTTTCTCGGCAATATGTTACGTGCTCGCAATAATATTGCCGATTTGCGGTGTACATTTCTCTATATCTATACTTCTTATCATAATAGGATTCGCGTTGCATCTATCATCAGTTGAAAAGAAGGGAACGATTCAAAGAAATAATGAAATTGACAACGATAACAATACCAAAGATGCGGAAATATCTATAGATAGGGCAATTATAGACACAGTAGATAAAGAAGAGGAATCTATAACAGAGGAAGAAAAAACAGAGTACCTCTCCGTAGAAAAGGCTGACATAACGAGACTTGACCCTCTATTTGAAAATGCGGCTCGATTAGTTGTTATCCACCAACAAGGTTCCACTTCGTTAGTTCAACGTAAATTCGCTATAGGTTATAATAGAGCAGGGCGTATTATGGACCAACTCGAATGCGCTGGTATTGTAGGAAAAACAAGTGGAATTAAAGCGAGAGAGGTTTTATGTAAAGACGAAAATGAACTTGAATATAAACTAAACCATTTGGAAAAATCTTGTTTTGAAAGACTTCAACAAAAACAGGAAGAAGAATTTGAAGAAGCGTCTCAACGAGAAATACAGAATGAAAGTTCAAGATTAATTAAATTGGG